AAGTCATGAAAAAGACGGAGAAGGGTCGTGAGATCATGGAAAAGGTTAAGTTGCTTACTGATACTGACCTTGATGACAAGCTGCGCAAGCTTGAGCCCCCCTGAGGTAAAAGTGAGTGACTCTTTTTGCTCGACGTATCAACAAGTTGTTAGAGCAAAGGGAGAGGGTGGTGTCCAAGCGACTAAAGAAGTAAAGCAGCGTATACTTGCGAACGAACTAACGTATCGCTGTCTTTGCAAGGGAGAGCAGTCGTCCTGCTGAACGCAAATGAAGTACTCACCCTATCCAGAACTTCGATTCATTACTCACGCTTCAACGCTTCATGGTTGGGGAATAGCCATCGTTCGGTTTGCGCTGGCGCTTCTTACTTTAATTGCGTTTTGTGTGAGTCGTACAGCCGATGCAGCGCCTCGAAAGGCGTTGAAAAATCCTCCAATATCCTGTGAGTATGTACGCAGGGGTGTAGGTGCGCCGTGTTTTCTGATAAGAGCGTACTCGTACATATATGAGGCATACACCCCTGATCAGAAGCGTCAGGCGAAAAGGTGCCTCACCCCAAGAGAGAGGGCAGTTATCCAAGCTTGCTTCCGGGAACCATGAACTATGGGCGCAGACGTGATTACAGCCTATGCTACGCTTTTGGCGGCCTTCGGCAGCATGATTGTTGCCGTTGTCGGTGCAGTTATATCGCTTAGGGCGAGTAACAGAGTTCAAGCCATAGCACCAGCAGTGATCGCAACAGAGGCCAAGGTGGATAGCATCGAGAAGAAGCAGGATGATCAGCATCTTGCCACCAATAGTAGATTGGATGAGTTGTTGAAGGTTACGGGTGAGAAAGAGCGTGCGGCTGGTCGTCAGGAAGTGATCGACGAGCATAGGGCAGGACAAGACGCGAAGGCTAGTGATGCTTGAGACGTGGCTCTTGTACATTGTTGTGAGCGGAAAGGTTCTGCTTGGTGGTGAGTATCAGACTGAGGAACTTTGTGCGCGTTTTGCATTGATGCAAATGGAACATTGGAAGAAACGTTCTAGGAATGTAAGTTGGAGATGTGAGAAAGGGCGACAGGATGGCAAACGATGACACCGACGTCTTTGAGGTTCCAGAGGCTGGTGATGAGACGAAGGTACAAAAGAAGCCGCAACCGCTGTACCAGATTTTTGAGGGCAGTAGGATTGCCGTCAGTCGCTCTGTGGGTAAAATGTGGCAGAAGAAGTTCGAGGCTGCGACGAAAGCCTATGAGGAAGTGCGTAAGGTTCATGAGGACGTTTTCAGATACTACAATAATAATCAGTCGAAAGACTTAACGTCACCGCGAGGTATGTTTAAGCGTGGTGATGGTACTGAGAACGTCATCTTTAGTAATATGAATGTGATGTTGCCTGCGGTCTATGGTAAAGACCCAAACATTACATGCTCAACATCAGATGAGCAGGATCAACCACTTTGCGATGCCATGCAGGCATTGCTCAATTCTATTTTCAGGAGGAAGTCGGCTCCTGGTATTAATGCCAAGCCGAAGATCAAGCGTGCTGCTGGATTGGGTCTGCTTACAAATAATGGCGTGTTGAAATTAGACTATACACAGAAGGACGATTCGCGCGAGATGGCATTGCGGGAGATGACTCAGATTTCCGCTGAACTTGAAAAGACTAAGGATTTGGCGGGTGTTGAGCGTCTGTATGGTCGTCTTGAGGCGCTCGAACAGAATATGGAAGTGCTACAAGCGAGTGGTCCGCAACTGAACGTAGTTCTTCCGCATTGTCTAACAATTGATCCATACGCGGAAAGTGCCGATGGTATGGATGCGCAGTGGATGGCTGAGGAAGTCTACATTAGTACTGCGTCACTGATGGCGCGTTACACGAAAGAGAATCCAGAGGACGAGGGCGATGATGAGACTCGGGTGCTTGTCTACAAGCCAACCCACAAGGCGAAGTTCGCTGAGGGAGGTAGTCGCGATAATAATCTTGGCTTTGTTTTGGAGGCAGCGGAGCCGTCGGTTACGGAGGTTGTGAGTCATACAGACGAACAACGGCGTGCATACCTGAATTTGTATTATACGCAATGTTATTACATATGGGACATATCGCTGCGGCGTGTGATGCTGTTTCATAAGGATGATTGGACTTGGCCGCTTTGGGTATGGGATGATCCGCTTGGATTGAGTCGGTTCTATCCGTACTTCATGATCAATTTTGCATTCAGTACAGGTGGTACGATTTCTGTTGGTGAGACTGCGTACTATCTCGATCAGCAGGATAACATCAACGATATTAATCGGCAGATGAACCGGATTAGGCGGTCCGTGTTCGACTTCTTCTTTTACAATTCGGATAAGGTAGACGAGACGGAGGTTGAGCAGTTTCTAAAGACGTTGCGTGGCGATGGAACGTGGAACAGGAAGATACTTGGTGTCCGCGCCGGAGAACAGAAGATCACGGATATGGTCCAGGCGTTTGCTCCGCCTGCACTTGAATACGAACAATTGTTTAATAAGCAGACAGAATTAGAAGCGGTCAATCGCTTGACGAATACCAGCGATGCGCTTCGCGGTGTTCAGTTCAAGACGAATACGAATACAACTGCGGTCAACACGTATCAGGAAGCGATGCGCTTGAGTGTAGGTGCTAAGGTCGATGTGGTCGAAGATGCTGTTGCTGATATTGCACAAGCACTTGCAGAGCTATGCATCAAGAACATGTCGGTGGAAGAAGTTGCAGGACTGATTGGTCCTGCTCTTGCGCAAGGCTTTAGGAATATGCCTGTGCAGGAATTCAATTCACAGTATTCGGTGCAACTTGTTGCGGGAAGCATGGAGAAGCCGAATAGTACGTTTAAGAAGAAGGAAGCGATTGAGTTGACGCAAGCTGTGGGACAATTCGCTAAGGCTGCTCCTGGATCGACTCTCAGGATCATGCTCAAAGTGTTGCAGCAAGCGTTCACTGAAATCGTAATGAAGAAGGAAGATTGGGCCGCGATCGATCAAGAAATCCAGGCCAATCTGTCCCGAGGCGTCAGTGACGGTAGCGGTGAAGGTGGAGGGGCAGACCTGCAACAAGCAGCACAGCAGTTGCCGGACGAAGTGAAGGCTCAGGTTGTTCAGATGAAACAGCAGGGGGCTTCGGATCAGGAAATATTGGCATTCATACAGGAGCACGTGAACAATGGCACCCAACGACAGACAGCAGGGCAACAGCAGCGAAAGCCGACAAATGGTGTTCGACAATCTAGGGCTTGATGCTGACGATCTAGGCGCTGGCGATCTTGGCGATGATCTGGACCTTGGTTCTGATGACGGTCAGGATGACGGCGATCAACAGAGCGGCGACGACGGCGCACCGGATCATAGGGGGCGACAGCAACAGCTTGACGACCTGAGTGTGAGTCGTACACCGGATCGTCGACAGCAACGGCAGCAGCCCGAAGGACAGCCTCGACCATTCGCTCGCAGTGCGGAAGTACAACCGGACGGTAACGGTAATCTAGTCGATCCGCATACTGGTCAGGTTGTGGCTAGAGCGGGACGCGAAGCTGCACTATATCAACGCGGCTTCAAGAGCGGTGAGGGTGCGAAGGTAGGCGGTCTGACCTATCGTTTGCAACAGCGAGAGAACCAACTGCGTCAGGCTATGGACGCAGGGCGTCAACTGCATACGGAAGTTCAGCAACTTCGTAGTCAAGGTGAAGCATTGAAGCAGTTCAATTTGCAACCGAACGATATGTTAGCGGCTGCAAAGCTGTTCAACGACCTAAAAACAAGGCCAGCAGAGGCCCTGCGTGCGCTATTGACAAGGGCCGCCGCAAGTGGTACAAATGTAGCAGAACTTGGAATTCAAGGTGTGAACGGTGCAGATGCCAAGTCACTGATCGATTTGGTCCGAGAGGAAATCCAGAAGGCCACACAGCCTATTTCTGAGCAGAACCAGAGAACCCAAGAAGTCGAACGGCAGCGTCAGCAGCAACAAGAACAAGAACGCAAGGCGCACGATGAAGTAGAGTCGTTCTTCGCTGAAAATCAGGATGCACAGAAATACATGCCCGTGTTCCAACGGGTACTCCAGAACCCCGATTTCCGGGGAATGTCGCTCGGTGAAATCTGGGCGCGTATTCAACTGAACCTGCTGCGAAACGGAAGCCGTCAAGGTGGTTCTCAAAGAGGGAACGCTCGCGGTGTATCACGTCCGGTTGGTCGTGGGCAGCCGCCGAGTGGAGACGATAGAAACCGTTCTGCTCCAGCAAATTCGACATACGACAGTATCTTGAAGGACGTTCTGGACCAGCACGGTATCCAATAAGGTGTGTGAGTCATAATCTGATCAACCTCTAGGAGAGATCAATGGCTGCCCTTGATACCGTAATCCACTCCATGCTCACTCGCAGTCGCGCGAAGCTGATCATGGCGTCGGCGATTTCGGGCACCGTTTCTGCGTATCTCCACGCCAAGAAGCGCGTGGTGGTCGAGGACGGCGGTCCGAGCATCACCAATCCGATCATCGTCGGATTGAACCCAAACGTTACATCGATGCAGTACTACGATACGGTGCCCATCGATCAGACCAACGAATTCACGACCGTTAGCTACAGCATGGCGAGAGTCGTGGGTTCCCTGATCATCTCGGATCAGGAGGAAGACGAGAACCAAGGTCGTGCTCAAATCTTCAAGATCATCAAAGGCAAGATCATGGCGCTCGACGAGAGCATTTCTCGTCAGTTCTCGGCTTATCATACGGCGGTCGGTGCCGGGACCGATCCTAACGGGCTGGGCAATCTCATTCCGGCCGATCCGACTACCGGCTCTGTGGGCGGTATCAGTCTTGCGGCGGAACCGCAGTGGCGGTCCTCGTCGTATGATTTCGCCGGGACGCTGACGCCGGAGAACATCGAGGAAGCGTTCGACGACATTCTCGAACTCGATCTGAACCGTGGCGATACGTCTGCGGACGACGCGGCCGAGTCTAAGCCGAGTGTCATCTTCGCTGGACGCAACATCTATCGTATGCACAAGGCGGCGGCTCGCGACAAGCAGACCATCGCTCTCGATGCATCCGGCACCGGCAAGAAGCTGGTGAACCTCGGTATCGTTGGCACGACGCACAATGGCACACCGTTGCTTTTCGACGAGAAGCTCGGAGCCAATGTCGCGTACTTTGTCAACGACAAGTTCCTCACGCTCCACATCCTCCGTGGCGTCAATATGCGCATCAAGCAACTGGTCGCACCTTGGAGCATGGATGCATCCGGTCGTCGGATTGTGTGGGAAGGGCAACTCTGCTCTTGGCGTCAATACCGGACGCACGCCTATCTCACCAACTGAGTGTGCGAGTCGCACACGAACCAGGAGTACAGCACCGTGTTTCAAGCAGCAATGAGCGGCACCAGGCTGTCGTATGTCGTGCGGCAGCTTGATGGGCAAGTCGAGCGGGAAATCACTCCGTTCGATATGAAGAAGCGTGAGATCGTGCGCAAGATGCAGAAGCAAGACGCTGGATACATCGTCTACTTCCCTCGTGGGCACGTTCTCCGTTTCAAGAACATGGAGGAATTGAAGCGGTACAGGCTTCACGTTCGTCCTCGGATGATCAACTTGCAGGGTTTGGAAGACCCGAACAGTCCACTCGGCAAGCTGATTTCCGCGCAAGACCAAAACGAACGCGACACTGCGTTCGAGGCACTTGAGAACCAAGTCATCGCTATGGCCACAGCCCGAACAGGACGGGTGGTCATGCCGGAGCAGTTGACGTCACAACCGGCTGCTCCCGGCACGACGGCGTGACTCGCGCAACCTAAAGGAGGATCGGTCAGATGGCCGCCAAAGAGAGACTGTTTTCTGGGTTGACTGGCACCAACAACTATGTGCCAGCGATGGGATACTCTGCGAACCTCGTCCATGGGCAGCCGACGGCTTTCTCTCTTGGAACGCCTGCTGTTGCTTCTGCTACTGCACTTAGCGCCAACGTTGGTGGTGCAAACGCTGTAGCACTTACGTTCTTTCCGCTCAGTCTTACAACGGACAGTCCGTAT